TTACTTCCTGCGTTTATCCCGCTTTGTATGTCCGTGCTGAATGCCCCGCAGTGGATCTTCTTTTTTCAGGTCGATCCCCATGTCCGTTAGTGTTTTTGTGGCGGCGGTTCTTATGGCACAAATCAGGTCTCTTTCCGGTTCCCGGGTTATGGTTGCCTTCCGGATACATGCCGTTCGTCGTTCCGTTACATACTGACGCGCTTCATCACTTGCCGCCTGTTTCAGTAACTCACCCCAGCGATTAGCCGCCCGTCGCCATAAACCTTTCGCTTCCAGTTCTTCCGCTTTGTCATCATGCACCATAAGCATAATCCCATTGATACCTGTTAAATCTGAATGGTTGGTTTCCGTTCTTTTGATAATTTCCCTCATAGCTTATTGTATGACAGTACTGTCCCACAATAAGGAATCACACATGAGAATGACCAGGCACAAAAAACAGATTCTTGAACTTTACAAACCTGAGTATCGCGATTGGGTGCGGGTGGAGGCCGGAGATCCGCCTTTTGATGTTCGTGGTGTGACAGTGCTGCTCTATGGTTCCGAATATCAGCGATATCACATAGAGGCAACCCGACGAACGTTAAACGCTATGGTAAATGATGGGATCCTGTACCGCGTGAAAGTGCGCGAACCCCGCTTTGATGTGCGTATCGGTAGCGATGGCGCTCACTGTACGGTAATCCGGTACGGGCTGGGTAAATCAGATGATTAAATCACCAGAATGTAAATTTACATTCTGCCAGCCACCAGCTACAGAACGCAAATTTGCACTTTGCTGAAATATTAACGGGTTAGGCCAGAGTGCAAATTTGCATTATGCTTTAACTTCAGCAAGTTACCGCCGTAACCGCTCCGGCTTCTTCCACTGGTACGTTATTTTGGCTTTTTCCCTGTACGTCTGTATCCGGCGACGGTAGGCCAGCATTTCAAGAACGCGGATCCGTATGTCGCGCATATCCGCATCATTAAGCTGGATACCATCACGGTGCATCACCTCAGCAACCACACGAACATAATTTTCTGCGGTCACGCTGTCCGGCTGCGTGGCCTGTTCGTCAGCCTGCTGGTTGATTCCGGCGACGCGGCGGATTAATCGCAGTAGTTCGGTTTCTGTCATTGTGCCCCCATCGCGCTGGTTAAGAAAACAAGCTCAGATTTTTTGTAAAGAATCTGTCACGCTAAAAGATGTCGAACAAAAAACAACCTTCTCCATCATCTTTTTTGCATCGATTACATTAAAAACAACAGGTTACATACATGATGATGATGACGATAAAATCACAAAAATGCGCTTTTTTCCGCGCCCGCCCGCCCCGTGTTCATACCCACCCCACCAGGAGGACCCGCAAAAAAGGCGGCTGGTGCCGCCTTGTTGTCATAGTGAATCGGTACCGCCTGATTTGACCATACCGCGATAATCCAGAGCGGCCACACCAGCATCAATACGGACTTTCCAGGCCACACCGTCAACGATGAAACCTTCCTGCTGTTCAAGGTAAGGCTCGTCATTGCCATCAAGATAAGCCACCTCGATTGTGTCCGTTCCCTGTGCGGAAAGCATGTACCATTGTTTTTCGCTGATATCATCAAGGCGGGGATCGACGATAATATCCAGTAGTTTGTGATACGGGTTAAAGATCCCGCTGTTTTTATCTGCCCCGAAAGGTGCGGTTGAGTTAATCATCTGCAACGCGCGATCTTCCAGTGCTGCCGGAACTAAAAGGAATTTAGGCGCAATATTCAGCACTTCGCCATTTTTGTCCTTCTGTGTGCGCATCAGGTGACGTGCTGCACTAAGTCCCGGTGTTGTCAGTCCTGCTTCAATCAGGTTGCTGTGTTTTTTGTCAAACAGCGCTATTCCATCAGAAAGTTTTACGTTGCCTGTAAGCACCAGATTAACCAGATTTCCCACCGTTCTTGATGCTGCACGGCCCATAGCCATTGGCACCGTTGATAACTGATCAAGGTCATCATTGATTATCGCCTGGCGGGTAATGCTGAAAATATTCCCGTAAGTAGCCAGCGCGATGGGTTCACCGCGATCGCTGGTGGTGATGTATTTATATTCTGCCCCTTCCGGCACTTTGTTTAACGTAGAGAAACCATTCAGACCAACGCGGCGGGCTTCACGAAAGTTTGAAAGGGAACCTTTTTTCGTCCACTGGCGGAATGTTTCGCCGCTGTGCTCCCAGCCTGCAAGCACTGATTTTTCAGCACCACCAGCAAGGATATCGGTAAAATCGCTGCTGCTGTGGTTGAATGCCGCGTTTACTATCTGCGAGCGTGTTCCGTAGCTGCCCGTGCTTATACCACGATGGGTTAATGATGCCTGTGCCATATCGAAAAGGCTCATCATGGCGTAAGGATTACCGCGTTCGGCCCGTTCGTGACCAAGACGCGCATTAAGCCCCTGGCGCATTGCATCGCCGGTTATGTTGCCGTTATCCGTGTACGCGTAGTAAAGATTTGCGGGGGTGGTTTTATTTGTTGGCGTTGATTCTTTACCCATAGCGAGTAAAAGGCGTTCGCGTGCATTCTCAACGCTACATTCTGAATCAGCAAGACAACTTATAGCCAGGTCGTTATATCTTCCGTTGAACGTGCCAAACAATTCACGGATGCCGTTAAGTCGTTCCTGTTCGCCACTGCCAGTTTTCTGGCTGATCATGCTTTTAATTTTTTCCGGCATATTTGAAAAATCTCCGATTCGTTTTGATTCAATTCGGGCCATTGCTGTAATCGCGGGTATAACCTCATCTGCGAAGCCGTTAGCCTTACACTCATTGCCATCCATCCAGGTTTCCGCCTCCATCATGGCGGTGATTTCCTGTTTGCTCCTGCCCGTTCTTCCGGCGTAGGTTTCAGCCATCGTGTCGCCCAGCTTGTCCATCAGGTCAGCAAAGCGGCGAACGTCGCCCGACACTCCGGCAGTAACACCACGGGGGGCATGTATCATCATCATTGCGTTTTCAGGCATAACGATGTGATCGCCACACATGGCAATAAACGAGGCCATAGAAGCCGCCATGCCTTCAATGTGTACAATTTTCTTTGCCGGATGATTTTTCAGGGCGTTATAGATAGCCAGCCCTTCAAAGATGTCGCCACCAGGTGAATGGATGCGAAGATGGATTTCAGACGCATTACCACACGCGTTGATCTCGTCAGTAAGTGCCGATGCTTTTACACCGTACCCGCCGATCTCGTCATAAATGCGCACATAGACAACATCTGCCATAGCCTTAATGGAAAACCATGTTTTCATAGCCAGGCTCCTAACGTTGCCCTGTACCAGTATTCAACCGCGCTGCGTGTGATTTGTCCTTTCGTGGGTACCGGCATACCCGGGTGATTGTCTTTGATGAACTGCTGATAGCGTTCGATCTTCTCCATAGTTCCGGCGTCTATGTGTACCGTGGCACTTTTATCCGGCTTTCTGGTGTTGTTCTCTGGCATAAATCCGCCTCCGTTTTGATTAACGGGCATCATTATTGATCGATAAAAGTAATAGATAAATCATTTTCTACCTGAAAATTAGATTATATTTTTTCTGATTATTCTCAGAGAGGCAAAGCCATTGACGCATTTTTGCTATTGAAGCAATATTAAGACTCGTCATCCTGGCGATAAAAACTCCTTTGTCGTGTAAAAGCGCCTCCGGTAACAGCAATCGAGGGCGCTTTTTTTTGCGCCTGTTTTTTTGTAAATGTTTTCGGGAACGCTCCAGTGATGAACAAAAAACAACCTGATTCGACACTAAAAATTTTTATTCCTCAATATATCAATAACTTATAGTGGTGGTGATGGTGCCATAAAAATCAAAAAATGCGCCTTTTTCCGCGCCCGCCCGCCCCGTGGACAGGCCCACCAAGCCAGGAGTACCTACAAAAAAGCCGGATTGCTCCGGCTGTGTGCTCACTTCTTCGGTTATTCTCCAGCGCTTTTAACGTTGATGGTTGTAACCTGTTCCGCTTCGGCAATCTCCCATTCTGTCAGCGTGGCAAAGTTTGCCGCCGCTGTGGTCATGAATGCGCTTATCAGGTCGGGATGTGCTTTCGCGTATCCTTCCCCCGTGTTGCGGTCGATGATTTTTATCGCCACTCTCAGCCAGTGCTCTGTAAGGTCAATGGCGCGGTTATGCTGCTTCTTCTGATTATTAAGTTTTCCTGATGTGCGCATTTTTATTTTTACCCCCTCGTTTAAAAAGTTTTGAGTTGTGCCTCCCCTTGTCTACCTTATCTACCTTACTGGCCACCATGCCAGTAATGGCGCGGCTTTCAGTGGGGTAGAGTGCTTTTATCCACTATCTACCCCGTATCTACCTCCCTGTCTGATTCAGGTAAAATCAGGTAGAGAGGGTAGATAGTAGGTAGACAGTAAAAAAAGGCTGTCTACCCAAGTTAATGTACTGAATTAAATGTATTTTTCTTTACTCAGGTAGACAGGGTAGACAGCCATTGCAACAAATTATAAAAACGCGTCGCAATCGTCTGTTGTTATTGCGTTAGTCTGCGTTACTCCTTTAACTTTCCGCGTAATATATTCATGTCCGTAAACTTTCGCGGCTGGCTTCATAGCCTTGCCAAAGTCATTTACGTTTAGCGGTTTGCTCCTGCCTGCGTACGCCATAAACGCCAGATAGACGCGGTAAAGGCTGTTTCTGGTCGTGTACTTCACTGAATCGCCACCGCCGCCCATCATCAGGCCGCGTGCTTCCTCCAGAAAATTCAGGAACTGGCAAAACTCAATAACCGGATCCGTCTGTTGCTTTATTGCCAGTGCTTCATCACCGTCACGCTGTTCAATGAGTAAAGCCCGTGCCTTTTCAGGGTCGGCAAAGTTCGCCAGCAAGCGGCGGATAATGACAGGGATTTCAGCCGCGATCTTTTCCGGTAGCTCCCTGTCTTTTTCTGCCTCGCTTACGATGTTATCGAACCGGAATATCACCCGACGACGTGCCACACCTCCGGCCCGTTCGGTGAATATCATCGGATTGTTATTGGTTGCCAGCACCACCGCCCTGATTACCGCCGTAAAACGCTTTTCATATTTCGGGTTAATTTCCACGGGGTCGCCGCCCGTGATTTTCTTGATGCCCGTTCCTTCGCCTGTATATTTCTGCTGGTCTGCCAGGACGATAAGACGACTCCCGACAACCTGCGCACGCCCACCAGCATCATCAAGCGATGTCATTTCAGCGCTTACCGTGTTTTGTTTCCCTGCCAGAAGGCTGGCTATGTGTGTGAATGTACTTTTACCGCTCCCGCCGTCTCCGGTGGCCTCAATAAACATCTGCCAGTCGTACCGGTTCGCCATAATCATGTACAGCGCGGCACATATACGCATCATCTTGCTCGGGTCTTTTCCGGCTGCGTGCTCAAGCCATTTATGAAAGTTTGGCGCGTTATCGCGGATGTTCTCCCCGGGTGCTGGTGGCGTGTACTCAATGCCGTTGTGCGTGGTGATCCAGTTCTCCGGCGTGTGCGGGGAAAATTCCCCCGTTTTCAGGTCAAGCGCACCATTGGCGAACGGCAGCAAATCGCCGGACGGCTCGCCCATTGGTTCGGCAATAACTTTTAACGCTTCCACGGCGTTATTGATTACGCGCTTGCTGAAAGTGGCCCTGTGCTCTGAATAGATAGCCACCATTTCGCGGCTCAGCTCCATTGTGCTGACCGGACACCATACCCCGCCGCGCCATACGTGAACGATTTCACTTTCAGGATGCACACAAACGCCATCAAAGCGCTCGGCAAGCAGCTGCGCGCGCTCACTGTCTGCCATTTGTGCCAGTTGCGTATTTTTCTGCTCCGGCATGGTAAGCCCTGCGGCAATATTTTCACGCTCAGCATTCAGATAGCGCCGCCAGTTTTCACACTTCTGGACGTGCATTCCTTCGGGGTAAAAATTTGCGTCCTGAATATCTGCCGCCGCCAGCTTCTGACCAATCTTTTTGGTCTCCACCAAATCCAGTTCTCCGGCCTGGTACAGCCTTACGCGCTTTTTCCCATCCGGAACAATTTTCAGTGCATCAAGTTCGGCAAGCTGATTTGGCCCAAGCCACACAGGCGGCACATTATCGCCGGATGCGGGGCCATCCTGCTCCTGCCATTGTTTCGCGTGCGACCAGGCATCACTACCCGCGAAAATAATTACCTCTGTGTCTTTGTGTTTTATTCCGCGTGGCTGTTTTTTTACGTTCGGTGCCAGTTTCATTTTTTACCCCTGAATACGTTAAGCATCTTTTTTATTTCCTGAATATTGGCGCGTGCTTTCTCCCTGCTGGTTGGTTTACTGCGGGGCGCTGCCTGTACCAGAGAAAAATCACGCCGAAACTGATAAACAGGCATCACGCAATCATATTCGTAGCCTTCACGACGGTAGGTGATGCGCCGTTCTGCCACGCCTTTAATCGTTACCATGCCGCCATATTTATCGCGGTAAATATCGCCGCGCGTAAATTTAGGGTGAGTGTTGCCACTAGCAGTTAAGCCAGAAATTTTCTTTTTCATGGTTTTTATTCCGCGTTTATTTTTTATCGTGAATTTCGATCGCTTTATTTAATTCGGTGATTACCGTATCGAGTAATGAAATAAACGCACCAGCAAGATTAGATTCACGTTCACCTTCCGGCGCATCACTTAAACCATCAAGCCAGATAAGCAATATTTGCCGCAAGCATTCACTGTTAGTCAGTGCGTTTTCTGCATGGCTCATTAATTTAAAATAACGGTCATCATGCATGGTGCGCCCCTTGAATATCTGCGGTAAGAATTTTGCCTGCCTCATTCAGCGCCATATCAGCACTAAGTTGCATAACCGCCAGCGAATGAGGAACGAAAGCCCCTGCATATTCTGTTTCACTGGTGGCGTGCTTATGCGCCATGTCAGCAATAACAGAAATATCAATAAGCGCATCCATCAGCGTTTTGATGGCTTCGGCGGCTGCGTCCGGACGGGGGTTATTGCACATGGCGCACCTCCTGACGAATACGGGCGGCGAATACCATCACGCAGCCAGCCGGGGATTGCTGGCGGGCTTCCTGTTCGCTGGTGGCCTCGATGGTAATCACGCGCGGTTGTGCCGTGCTCAGGGCGATAAAACGCCAGATGTATTTATTCAGGTTGTGCGAATCCCGCCCTTGCGGGTGTGTGGTATGATTTCTCATAGCTGCCTCGATACTCTTTCTATCGTTGGTGGTTAGACGCCCTGCATGTGTGCCACCACTGCGGGGCGTTGCGTTTTTTGATGCACACGTGTTAAGGTGTACACCTACAAAGCAAAAACATAACGCCATAGGTGTACACATGTCAACAGTTATTAAGCGCGATAAAAAACAAAAAGGCACAGGAAAGACCCCACCGTTCCATATGCGTATAGTTCCTGAATTGAAGGAGCAGTTTGATAACGAAGCCAGTAACGATGGAGTAAGTCTTGCCAACTGGCTTAAAGAGTTGGGGCGCGCCGAACTAAAGCGACGCGGCATTGAACCTAAAGGCTGATGTATGACCGATAACAAACTTTCTCTAACAGAGAATAAACCATCAGGCTTCTTACCAAGAAAAATCCTTGATGAGATCAAACGCCGCCAGCGTAAAAAATCCAAAGGAGCAGACACGGAATAGCTTATGCAACAAATACCATACTGGCTTGGCTCTCTGTTTGTATTTGCATTTCTCATGAAATATTGCATTAGCAATGAACTTGTCGGTAATGAAAGTGCATGCGCGAGCGCTGAAAAAAATATTCCACTTCTCGTATATGAAAACGAAAGCCCTGTGAACCGCAATTGAGCGAAATTTAATGAATTCACTCTTTGCCCACCAGCCGCAAATGTGGCATTGTTGGCGATGCTCATGCGTTGGGGATAACGTGTAGCTTGTGTCGAAGGGCCATCGTGACAGGTGGCCTTTTCTTTACCTGTTATCTGGCAATTGTGGCGCTTCGTCACACGGTTGATATAATTCCCCTGCACTGATCCATTTTTTTCGCAGCAGGTTAATTGTTCGCAAGGGCGCTCCGGCAACGGGGCGCTTTTTGTTATGTTCATCACGTTACGCCTCACACCATTACGCAGCCGTTCCGCGCGCTTCTTCCTCGCGCTCTTTCAGCCAGGCCAGCACTTCATCTTCATACCAGCCAACACGACGCAGACCGATTTTGAAGCCTTTCGGAAATTTTCCGGCGTTGATCATGTCCTGTAGCGAACTGTCTGCCTTGATGCGCAGAATATTTTTTACTTCCTGACGGGTAAGAATTTTTCTGATTGTTTCCACTATGTTTTACCTCGTTAATCCGGCGTATTCCGGTGATAAATACGGTAAAACAGGGCAGGGCGGGAAAAACAGTACCCACCGTTTTAAAACGGTACCCACTGTTTTTTATCTTATTGATTACGCTTTTCTTTCTGCAAAAAAATAGCGACCGCAAGGGGCCGCTATTGTGATTACCGTTTCCACTTCTTAGGTCGCCCACCGCATTTAAGGCTGGTGGGCCTCAGCACCTTGTCGATGCTTTCAGCCAGATTTTTCGATGCGCCACGCGAGCGCAAAAAACTGACTACCTCGTGTTTTGTGGGGGCAGTTGATTTGTCTTCCGGATCGTACGTTGACCAGAATTCACGATTTGCCATTAAGGCCAACTGAAGGCCTTCACCATAGGCAGGGGATACCTTTTCATTGAAAAACACTCGGATAACTCCTTGAATTTCAAGAGTCGGGTCTCTCTGTATATGGTGATTATACGATGGTTTAGCATGGTTTGCATCGCTTTTACTGGTTTTTTGTACAGTTACACGGCACGGATACCCCTTTTACCACTGGCTATGGTCACTCCGGTTGCTGCGGCCTCTACAAATTCCCCCCACCAGCGCATAAGCACCACGCGCTTTTCCAGGTAGTTACTTCGGTTATATGCTCGCCTTACCTCGTTCGTGTCCACGTGTGCGAGTGCGGCCTCGATTACGTCCGGCTCGAATCCTTCCTCGTTCGCTGCTGTGCTGAATATGGCGCGTAATCCATGAGACACCAGCACGCCAGCGAATCCCATTCGCCGCAATGCTGCGTTGGCGGTCTGGCTGTTCATAGGCTGCCGTGGGTCTTTCAGGCTAGGGAAAACGTGCTCGCGGTGGTGGCTGATTGGCTTCATGGCCTCCAGTACCGCCATAGCCTGACTACAAAGCGGGATAACGTGATCACGCCGCATCTTCATGCGTCCGGCGGGGATCGTCCATTGTTGCGCGTCCATGTCGATTTCTTCCCAGCGTGCTGACGATGCTTCAACCGGACGGGTTACAGTCAGTAGCTGCCATTCAATCAGTAATCTGGTCTGCCGTTCTGTTGCTGATACGGATAAAGCCTGCATAAGCTCCGGCAACTGTTCGGGGCGGATTGTTGGCATATGTTTTTTTACAGGGGAGGGGAACGCCTTACGCACATTCATAGCCGGATTGGCATCAATCAGCCCACTGTTGGCGGCGTAATCCATTACCTCATTAACGCGCTGTAAAACCCGCTTGAGTGTTTCCAGGTTGCCGCGCTCCTTGATGGGTGTAAGCACCTCAACGAACCTTCGGGCAGTGAGGGTATCTATTGGCGTGTTGCCGATGAACGGGAATACATATTTATCCAGCGAACGCCAGATGTCTTTAATCGTGTTGGGGGCCAGATTCTGGCTGATTTTCACCTGGTACCATGCCGCCGCCACATTTTCGAACGTGTTCCCTTGTCTTCGGGCCTCTGCCTCTCGTTTTTTCTTCTCATGGTCCTGCGGGTCAGTTCCGGCACTGATTAACGTCCTGTACTCGCTACGGCGTTTTCTGGCATCAGCCAGGGAAACATCTTCAAGAGATCCAAAACTCAGCAATATTCTTTTTTTGTCCGATGGTCGGTAGTAGGAAAATCGCCAGAGTTTTGATCCGGACGGTTTTACCAGGAGAAAAAGCCCACCGCCGTCCTGTAGGGTGTACTCCTTTTGCGCTGGTCTGGCTGCTTTGATCTGCACTGTGGTTAATGGGGGTGTTTTTCTCGCCAT